GTCAGGACCACGTGCCTCGTACATGTATACGTAGCGCGCGGGCATGTCGACCTTCGAGTTTAGGAAGATGTGCGCAGCGAGGGCAGCCATGTTAATGGACTTGCCCGCGCCGGTGCTTCCTGTAACGAGGTAGAAACCAGGCGGCAGGTAGTGCTTATCGCCCTTAGCGTCTGGGAATTCGATTTCCTTCTTCTCGAGGTCGATGGGACGGATGCCCAGCTTGTCAGGTGCTTCGAAGAGTTCGAGGTACGCCTGCATCGAAATGAGGCGTGCCTTGTCTTCGTCGTTGACCTTAGCGGGGAGGTTCTTGAGAAGGTTGTCGAGGCTACCCTTGTCGAGCGCGTTTTGAACGAGCTCGCCGAGGTTAGCGCCGAAACCGACTGCTCCGAGAGATGCTACTCCGGAGCGTTGCTTCTTAGGTGCGCGTGGCATTTTAGAATTGTAGTTTTGAGGCTACGTTTTTGGAGACCAGCTTCTTGATAATCGGGCCGGTTGCCGCTGGTTCGAGCAACTCGACTGTGCCAAGCGCCTTCTGCTGCATAGGAGTGAGTAGATACTCCTTGTTCTGCAACATGTACGGATTGGTGGCGTCTTCCTTGGCGAAGAACGCCTCTCGTCGCTCCTTGTCTGCGAGCTCGAGGATACGGTACCATGGAAGACCTATTCTCGCGAGGAGCTGGTCTTCCTTCTCCCATATCTTGACGATGTCCGGATGGCCGAGCTTGCGGTAGATGTTCCGCCGCTCAACCCAACCCAGAAAGGGATACTTTCTGAAGTTGGAGCCGGGTCGCCTCTCGTTCTCGTAGGTCTTGGTAAGGTAGCTAATGACAGGGAGCTGCCACTTGTTACCGTACCACACGAAGCCTAGGAACTTGGGCGGGTTCTCTTCTTCGACGTTCAGAAACTCACCTGCGTACTGCATGAAATCACGCAGCACGGATGAATCACCGTCGATCGAATTGTCGTCCCCGAAGTTCCGGATCGTGAGCCTTGGCTCACCGCCGACAGCGACTTGTCGAATCGCGTTCGCGCGGGTGTAGCCGAGATACTTCTCGAAGAAGGAAGCGTAGATGATGTGCAGGATCTCCTTCTGAGAAGGAGCCACTGCTGAGTCACCTGACGCGTACTGCTCTGAGAAGCCGGAGGAACGGTCGACGTACAGCATGCGAGCGCCCTTCCAGTCGTCGGTCGGACAACAGAAAGGCACACGAGCGTTCTGCTGCTTGATAGCACCGTATACGCCGCCAACGTAGGCAGCGCGGATTCGGTTGCATGTAGCAGTTGCTCGTTCGAACATCTTAACGTCCAGGCAGATGTGCTGCTCGCCCTTCACGGGAAGCAGCTCGTTGCCGAAGATGTTATGGTGAAACGCGGGCCACTTGTTGTACAAATCGATGACAGCCGAGTCATACGGCTGTGCGATCAGATTCGTGACCATCAAGTTGAACACGTTACGAGTTCGAGACGCGGTACGAGGACCAGCTGGCGTCTTCACGCCTTTGAACTTCGCGTCAACAGGCACACCGTAAACTCCGCCCGAGCTATCAACGAATTGATAGTCTCGAACCTTGGAGATAGGGTCAACCTGCAGGCGAACGTTCATAGTAATGAACGACGCGTCGAAGCGACTGAGGTCGCCGGCCAGCACTTCAGGCATGAACGACATGACGTAAGCGGTCTTGTTGTTCGGAATGAAGAAGCCGGGCCAACCTACCTTGCTCGTCTTCTGGTACGTCTGGTAAGGCGCACGCATATTCGGAAGAATGAACTGGTACAGTAGGTCTCCGTAGTAGCCGTCGAACAGCGAGTCTAGTCGCTTGGTCTCGGTAGCGGGAAACACTTGTGGCACAGGTCTCGACTTCATCTCTGCGGTGCAGAGACCGAGGTACTCGTCGTACCCCGCGAAAGCGTACATCTCGTCGCCCATGAGCAGGCCTTCAGCCATGGACACCCCGGGCACCGAAGGGGTAGGACCCCTTCGGCGCGGGATGACGTGGCCGAGCAGCTCGCCCTGCTCCTTCTCGGAAGGAGTGTGGACGATGTAGCCCTTAACTGGGACGCTTGAGGCCTTCATAGGGAGTGGTCGGCATTCGCTCCGACTTGTACTCGACCTTGGGACGAACTGGCAGGAAGTTGAGCCTGCGCTCTACCTTCATAGAAGGTTCCGGGTTCGTGGTGCTGTTCCCTGGTGCGGGAGACAGTTCCAGAAGCGTCTTGATCAACGCTGCGGCTTGCGATTTTCGATCGCCAACCGGGGACTCGCTATCAAACAACGCCAGCAGTTCGGCTTTGAGCCGTTCGGCGGGCGCGTCGGCGCGAGGTTCGGGCTTAGGCGCTTCAACCACCTCAGCAGGCTTGGCCTGCTCGGCGGTATCAGCAACCTCGGCCGGAGCGGAAGTCACGTCAGTGTCTTCTTCGTTCATGGTCTTGGTTTTACTTCCAGCGGATATGCTGGATAATTGCATCGGCGTAGTCAGATAGATAGTGCTTGCTGCCGATCTGCAGCACCATCAGACCGATCATCGGATCGATCTCGGGCGGCGCCTCACTGAGGCGCCAGGTGACGGACTTCGTCCAACCATCGTACCAGGTGGAAACGATGTCCTTATCGGGCAAACCCGCGCCTTCGAGGTCGTGGCCCGCTTTCGCTCGCGCAGCCATGACGCGGAGCGTCTCGGCCGGCGTGCGAAAGCA